GTTATTGTTTTTCTTGGTATTATTGGCCTTGTTATTGTTCTTCTTGGTGTTGTTTGCCTTGTTATTGTTTTTCTTGGTATTATTGGCCTTGTTATTGTTTTTCTTGGTATTATTGGCCTTGTTATTGTTCTTCTTGGTGTTATTGGCCTTGTTATTGTTCTTCTTGGTGTTGTTGGCCTTGTTGTTGTTCTTCTTGGTATTATTGGTTTTGGCATTGTTTGCCTTGTTATTCTTTTTGGTGTTGTTGGCAGCCATTCCTACTATTAACGCACAAAATTACTTTGTTTCCCACTCCAGCGCCGTGGATATTTTTTCCTTCAAATCTCCTTCCATCAAGCGCCGATGAAGTTCAGTCATAACCGCACGTTTCTGTACATTTGATTCACGAATATGGCTCATAGCAGATTCAAACGTAAACCAACTAATATCACCTATTTCCCGTTTCATGACATGATTATGAGGCTGAATGGATGCGACAACATTTGATTTACAACAGGCGATAAAATAGGTCTGTTTGTAGGGTATTCCGTTGGTGCCAGTGTATTCTTCAATAAGTGCTGGCTCATCCAATATATGAATAAATTTTGGAAGAATACCAGTCTCTTCTTTGAACTCGCGCAGAGCACAGACCCGTTCCTGCTCTCCTACGGCACGGCGTCCTTTAGGAAATCCCCATTCCGCCTCGGAGAATGTACCGGTCGCCGTGGCAATGTATTGTTCCATGGTCTTTCCATTACGATCGCCGGTTGATTTGAGATTCTCAAAGTTACGACGAGCATTCTCAAACTCGGTACGAAATTGTCGGGTGTTCTGCCCGTTCCAGAGATCAGACCATAGTTTCTCAAACGGTTTGACCAGTAGTCTCCCACGTTCTTCTAACGTCATTCCGTTAATGAGTAAATTTATATAGTCGGTTTTATCCATTTTATATTTTCCTCGTAAGAATTCAACATAGCATAGTGAATCACGACGACGAACTAGAAGATAGTAGGGTTTATCTTCAATAAATTTTACGGCACATATTCCGTAAGATATAACGGGCTCAGTACAATCCCGGAACGTATGACCCAGTTTTCCACAATTTACGCACTCCATTTGATAGGGAAATCAATCTTTTTCGGACAATCAAACCCGCAAAAATAATAGAGTACAGGAGAATGTCGCAGAAACCGCTTGAACTTCCAGAAAACTTAAAGGGAACACCGCCACCTCAGGCCGATATTTTTCCACCGATAGGAATGGGTCCGGCTGTATGGGGTCCTATCTTTTGGAAAACTATGCATATCGTCACGATTGGATATCCAGCATTTCCATCCGTTGAAGAGCAGAAGGCCGCAGTTAATTTCTTTGAATCACTACAATTTATGATACCATGTCCAATCTGTAAGGAACACTATAAAGAGAATCTCAAAACCTTACCTCTTACCGATGACGTCGTTGGAAATAAACAGAAACTTATCCGCTGGTTATTTGATATGCATAATACAATTAACAAACAATTAGGAAAGCAGGAGATTAATTGGCGCGAGTTCGTCTACTCAATCGCTTTTTTAGCAACAATGCCGAAGTTTTCCTTTCAGGAGGCGATAGACGCCCAGAGAACCAATTACTTTGATACACAATCGCTGATATATTTGGTAGCAGGGATTGGTTTAGGAGTAGGCGGATTTATGGCGTATAAACACTTTTCCAAATGATAATTAAAATCGGCATCCGTCTAAAAATTGCATTTCGTCATCTGGTTCAAACGTGAGCCAACTGAGGAGATTTGCCAGAAAACTGTTTTGAATAGGTGTGTCAATAAGAGGAATGAGTGAATAGAAGCGAGGACGCTTTTTCAAGTACAACCAACGGTAGCCTAGAACGTATGGAATAACGGCAAAAAAGAAGAAAAAACCGTAAAGTGCGTAGAGGACACGGTATGGAAAATCACGATATACGTTTATGTTGGTGGCAAGAGACGAGCCTAAAATAGCAAATGAAAGCAACAGAAAGATTAAAACTATTCGTGTGGTGGTACTAATAGCATTTTTAAACATTCGGCCAACACTAAAGGTCTTTCTCTCTTCCAGTTGAGCCATAGCATCACAACTCATAACAGGAATAAAAGTAGGTTTATTATTCGCAATTACTAAAGTATCTACGTAAATTGGATCTATGGTATTTGTCAAAGTTGGGTCGTCAGTATAGAGATACACACCTTCCTTCGTTTCTAATATTCCAGTGACATCAGTACGTTTTTGAACGGCAGACTTCGCAGCATCTAACGTTGCGAAACTCGCATTTTTCAATTTAGACGGATTTTTCGCAAAATCTTTGAGATAAGCATCAAATATATCCGCTTTAAAAAAATTAGTGGGGCCCAGTTTTACTGAAGTGCCGAAACACATAACACCGCTGATGTCGGCGTCACCAACTTTGGCACCACTTATATCGGCTCCACTAATATCCTTCGTCTCATTTTTCAATTTCAAAGCCTCTTCCGCTTGTTGTTTCTTTTGAGCAGCAAACTGTTCAGCATCGGGATTATAGGTTGCCGTGTGAAGCTGATACATAATATTATTTTGTAACTGGCTCAAAAGTTCGCTCATTCCTATTGATTACAGGTAATGTTATTTATAAGGCAACGACGCACTTAGGGTGCCAAGAGTGCCGAACTGAGGGGCGACATTTTTCGTCCATCGTGGGGATTCACAACACCTGAGGGTAAGGCATTGGCGCCCTGAAGTTCACAATCTTGTTGGGAATTGTAGACACGTGTTCTATCGCAACTAGCAGCAGAGGGTACTTTGACGCAATAACGACCCGTTAAGTCTTCACCAACGAAGCACCAGGCGACCGGTGGCGGCGAAGGGGAAGATGCTTGGGGAGTCGTAAAAGGGGAAGAACCCTCTTTTGTTGGAACCGGTGCGTTCAACTGAAAACCGCTTGGGACCTCTTTAATGGCACCGTACTGTCCAAACGAGGGGGCACTGCGAAAGGCATCAAGCCAATCCCAGAGCGCATTATTCGCTTTCGCACGCTCTGCCCACCAAGGACTTTCATGTAACTGATAATAATGAAATGCTACAGTAGCCCCGACACCGAGCAAAACAACGACAACGATTCCAATCAAGATACTTATTGAAGAAACGGGTGGTGTATATTCTAAGTTGTTGGCAGCGAAATTGGCTGACATAATCCTCTATGATATGTGCGTCTTTTAGTGCTTACGAATTATCCTAGCCCCAGTAGATATGCCGGGCGGCTTACTGTCATTAGTTTGTTACGGAAATGAGAATGTAATTCTCAATGGAAATCCGCAGACGACTTATTTTTATAAATCGTTTGAACGCTATACACACTTTTCCCAGGAGCCGATTCAAATCACACTGGATGGCCCAAACTTACTGCTCACCGATGCGCCGATTCTGCTCAAAACAAAGATACCCCGTCAAGGCGACCTCCTGAGCGATTTGACATTACGTATCACTTTGCCCGATATTTTCAGTAAGGCGTATTTGAGACCGGCGGTTGACCAGTATGGAAATCCAATTCTAGACGCCAACGGCAATCAAGAATTCACTGTGGACAGAGCCTACGAATTCGCCTGGGTCCGGCAAATCGGTGTACGAATGATTGATACCATTACTTTTACGATTGGTGGCCAGATTATACAGCAGTTCACCAGCGACTGGATTTCGGCCCGCGCAGCCCTGGATTTTGATAGCGACGATTATTCAAAATGGCGAGTGATGGTTGGCGATGTTCCAGAATGTTTTGACCCCGCAAATGGTGTGTACGCAGATCCAACTGTTCCTCCTGGACAAGGTTATCCAAATGTCATCAGTTGGCGAGGAACTGAATACAATCCAGTCCCAACGCAAAACAACGCACCATCCATCCCAGGTCGCATCCTACGCATTCCGTTGGGTCTATGGTTCAGCGATTTCCCAGAAAATGCCCTGCCCCTTGTTGCTCTACAGTATCACGACAGCGAGGTGACGATTCAATTAAGACCCATTCGCGATTTATACACCGTACTTGATTTGTCAGGAGCCAGGGTACGTCCAGGAGTTCAAACTCTTGCGCCCAATTATTTACCTAACGGAACCTCTACCGACTTATACACACAGATATGGAATCAAAAGTTGTACGGAAACATTCCTCTCAGTCTCACCGATTTATATGGAGGAAGTACCGACTTAAGCGGTTCAATGAAATATTTTTTGACCGATATCAGTGGTGCGGTGCCGTTGCTGGACGGCTGGCCTCTCAATGCCACGCTGGAAGCGACGTATACATTTTTACAAGACGATGTTCGTTTGATGTTTACGAGTAAGACCCTCCGCTATAATATTCGCCAAGTCCAACTATTCACCTTTTACGGTATAACGACGAGGAATACGTACAGGTTAGATGTACATAATGTGGCGACACGTCTAGTCTATTTCGCGCGGCGCAGCGACGCTCTCACATATAGAAATCAAAACATAAATCTCACAAACTGGATGTATACGCTGGGTACAAATCGTCCCTTCGTAACTCCAACACCGTACTATTCCTACCCAAACTCGGTATGTATCAACGCAAATTCGTTAGGAATCCAGCCCTACTTTTCACCTGTACCATATCCTGGCGCCATCAGTGCCCCAATAGGACGCTCAGGCATCAATTTGGCCGGTTTACAGCGTGAGATTCTTCTCAACGTTTTCATTACGGCGAACGGTAATCCATTGTTTGACAGCCAGGATAGCGATTATTTTAGTAAATACGTTCCATTCCGTTATATGAGTGGAGGCTCTACAGCGGTCGTTGCGTTGGGTGAAGCGTCTCAGTACGAGATGTGGCCAATCAGTGTTTATAGTTTCTCACTTAATGGATCATCGGTTGAACAGCCATCTGGCACACTTAATACAAGTCGTATTGACCGTCTGGAAATGGATGTTGATGTAGCGCCAATTCCTTACTTAGCCGGTTATACATACAATCTTTACACGTTTGTGGAGACATTGAATTTCTTGGAGATAAGCAGCGGCTTGGGCGGTCTCAAGTTTGCTCGTTAAGTTCAAAATTGATTATAACGTTTATTATAAAACCGAGTTTAAGAAATTAATGGAGTATGAATATCTTATGAATGTAGCATCAATATTATATATTATATGCTACATACCTGAATTATATGCGAACTATTAAAATAAAAATGCGAATATTTGGAATGTTCCAGAAAAGGTGGTCATCCTAATCGCAACAACATTTGCCTTCGCTTACGCAATCCTTAATTATAACGATGCGCTCCTTATTAATTATGGACCCATTCTTGTCCTGGATTTTATTGCTCTTTCTATGCGTTTGTATTACGCATGGAAAAACCATTTTGTAAACAATCAACATATACCGATTGTTTA